CGCCACCGCGTATTATCTTTTTTGGGTTAAATACATCACCCATCTCATAAGTGTCAACCTTTTGAATACGAGTGTCGCACCATACGACGTGTAGTTTCTCGGGTTGTAATTCTTCTGAGATACTATGTATCTCGCCAAGAAATTGAGCGGTTTCTTCCGCCGATACACTTGCCGACGTGTCAATAGCTACCACTAACTCGCCAACATTTTCTTTAACATGGTCGGGTATATAGAAACCTTGCGACCATAATTTTCTGTTAGGCCTAGTCCATGTATAATCGACTTTAGCAATAGATTGCATCAAGTTTCTTAATACATCGCGCCAATCAACTTTAGGTTTCTTAAATTCGTCAATCATGCCCTCGGCAAAACTTGGGTCAAGACCGCGAGACTTGGCCATTGAGTAAGCTTGATTGATTTGTACTTCGACTTCACCCTCATGATCGGCAACCGTTTCATCATCACCTTGTCCATTGACGGGTAAATCTATAACGTCACCAATGCCCCCGGGAAAGTCACCATCATCGCCCGATTGATTACCGCCGTCACCATCGCCGTCACCCTCACAATCACCTTTACCGCCGTCACCGCCCTCGGGTGGGTTCTCTTTGTAAAGAATGTCATATATTTGCTCGGTTGACATATCGATAAATCTTTCATCATAAAGAATGTTAGGTATCCATTCCATGCATGATCGACCGCGCCTTTCTCTTTCTTCTTGAATAACTTTCCAAAGTTGAAGATTGATAAAATAATCACCCGCCATATTCCACAATTTAGGATGTCTATCACCGCGTCTAGTTTGATGAAAAGAATACTTATGCATCACTTCATGACAAAGCAAAAATACAACTTGGCCGTTAGTTAATGTAACTACAAATGCGGGGTCGTACCATTGTGTCTTGCCATCAGTACACCCTCGGCCAACTTTTGCAATTTTTATTGGCATATTGAGCATACCGACAGAGAAGAACGGTTGATGTTTTAAAGCTTGAACGACACCGCGTGTAAGCATTTTGTCAACCAACACCACTTGATCGCGCAGTGTTGGTTCTAATGTATTTAATAATGGTTTAAGATCAGTATAATCTTTTGTTGGTTTTGATTGGCCTTTCGGCATAACAAACGTCATAGTTTACCACCTTTCTAGAATACGACATCTTGAATATTGACCGCAACTTTTGTCCATGCTTTGGTCTTCTTCAATTCGGGTTTAAGTTTTATTGCATCCATGCATAACAAAGTTTGAAATTCTTTGTTAAGGCGCATCGCGTAAGTAACGATGTTATCAAAGTTTTGATCATCCGCTTTTCTTGCAAGTGAACCAACCAATGCATACATTACATCGGGTTTCATATCAACATTGGATGTTGACGGGTTAGCAATGATTGCATCAAGATCGGGCAAATTGTTACAAATTCTTTGAAAGCCATTGAACTCTGCGCCATGCCCCTTGCCAACACAACCGTTGATATAGGCCATTTCGATTTGTTTATTTGGCGCGGTGTCAAGTAATGTCGATAACATTGTCCATGTTCTCGGTGTTGGAAAAGCGGTCATATCATTTTCAAAATGATGCAAGCTATCATGCTTATATCTAATGTATCCAATAATATCACCGCGTACATTACCCTTTTTAAGCGCCCAATCTGTCCAATCGGCCACAGTATTTTCAAAGTTAATATGAACCGATCTATTTCTCAATGGCGCGGGCATTTGATTAACGACACCGCGATCCGATTTACGATTACTTGCCCATACAATTCTACATTTACTAGGCAATACATAATCGGCAAGCTTGCCATCGAGACATAATTGATAGCACATAGCCATCACCAACGGTGAACCGCTTGTGATTTCATCTAAGAATAAGACCCATTTTGCATTTGGGTCGGTCGGTAATAATTGACCGTCTCGCAACCATTTGACGAATTTCTTTTCATCATCAACTGTTGGGATACCCTTTAAATCGGATGGGTCATAGACGGCCACGCGGATATCCGCAACTTTCTCAAAACCGCCAAGCTTGGCAACTTGAAAAACCGTGTCTGATTTTCCCTCTCCCGCGCGACCCCAAATCCCCGCCGTCATTCTTTTGTTATCGGGTAATTTAAATATACCTAGCAACCAATCAACTGTTTGCTTAGGGCTAAGTGTTGATACGTTCATTTCTGACATTTGTTTTTCCCTTTCTGCTTTTTGAGCATTGAACGTTTAATGTTTGCACGTTTAGTCTTTGCAACTTTCGTGCCATTTTTTTGATATTGAAGAATAGCTATGTACTCTTCAATATCTATTGTTAGGGGGCATCTATCCACAATACCCACCCATCTTTGCAAGAATGTCATCAGCTTTTTTGCTAACGTCTTTTCTTACGTCTTCATCACCTCTCAACGTTTCAAGATCAAGGCCTTTAATTAAACCCTTAATATCGTCGCATAACTCATTGATTTTTGGGTTATTAGTTATGTTCATGACAGGTAAATTCTCGACCAATTCGCGCAAGTTAGATATTAGAGTATCTCTAAATTCGTTTTGAACTCGGCTTTTTTCGGTCTTAGGTTTGTAATTTTTAGTGCGCTCGGCAAAGTTGCCAAGATACTTTTCAATACGTTTGAACATATCCATCACCGCGTTATCAATTCTTTTGTTTTGAATTTCAACCGCATCATTGATTAACTTGCCAAGACCCATGGTGTCAAATTTTTGACAATCCGCTATGGTTTCGTATTGAACAGTAAATGTAAATTTATCGCGGATATCTTCGACGTTAGGGTAATCGCTCTCATTATATAGCGAGCCTAATTTGATCTTTTGTCTTTCTTGATCTTTCTTAATATCGCTAATAAATACATCGCGCGCCATCTCGAAATCTTGCTTAAGATCGGCTAAAGCTTGGCCGTGTTTCTCGTACATCCCAACCGCGAGTAATTTTTGACCCGTCATATATGGTAATGTCATGCTATCGCTAACGTGCCGAGCCTTACTTGCAATCTTCTTTGTGTCTTTTAAAGCTTGATTGTCTTTGAAAAGCTTTTTGATAAATTTACCGCTATCGCTTTCCGCATTGTTTTTCTTGCAAATATCCTCACTTGCAATTGTGTCAATTTTTTCACCGCCGAACCTAGTAATGTTTAGTCTTACTAGCATTGCGACATTTTCTAATATATTTGATTGTGTCATCATCCCTCACTTTCATTTTTATATTATATCAAACATTGTTTGTAAAGATAAGAACCGATAGGTTCGCGGGTCTATATATCTAAACCCTTAGTAATAACTTGTATATCAAACCCCAAATCTTTTATAATTTTTAAATCATCCTTAGTAAGTGTCTTCTTTCTAAGTAAGCAAGCAAACTTCATGCCAACTTCATTGATGGGGTATATTAACTCATTACCGTATACGCTCTTAATTTCAACGTCTATTGTTTGCTCAATATTCATTATTGACCTCGCTTTCTTTTGTTTTTTGTTTCAATGTATTTAATGGGTTGTTCTAAAATCATTTTAGTAACCGCCTTTTTTATTTCTTTGTTAACTTTTTTATTATTGGCCACCCTTTCGGATGGCCTATAATCTTCGTCGTATAATGGAAAGTACATTATATTAAACCGTTTTTGTATGATTGGTAATCTTCATCAATTGAATTAAGTGACAAATATTTGTCATCGTCAATTGGCATGAGCCAACCATCAAACCCCGCAACGTGTAGATCATAATTGCGAGTTACAAAACGGTAATCCTTGCCAATTCGCGCAAGTAAACCGTTTAATCTTTCTTTAGTTGTATTAGTTGGATATCCGCAAAAGCTAATCTTGATATCCGCGCCGTCTTTATATGCGATTGTATGGCCATGTAGTTTGAGTTCAACATCATCCTTAAACAAAACCACTTTCGTATTTTGCTTATTGAATTTGTCGTTAGTCATGAACGCGTTAACCGCATTTTCAGTAATATTTCTCATTTTTTCACCTATTGTTTAGTTACTCTTTAATACTTACTAAGCAATATTCATGCCTAGTAAGTAAGCAAAGAGTAAAGGCAAGCGATATAAAACCGCTCACCCTAAGATTAAAAAAACTTTTTTAAGTTAAATTCAAATAATGACTAGTCAATGGCCGTTGCCAATATCAATTTAAAATAATCAATGCTTAGGCCGTTAAGGGAAAGCTTGTTGACATGGGGCGCTTGATCAACACCCAACCCCTGAGGGTTAAACTTAACGTGTTTTAATCGTATTGGGGGCGGTCAATTTTCATTGCTTTACATAGTCTTCTAAACTACGTCGCGCCAATTGGTTATTCCAACCGCTTAAGCTAATCTTAAACGGCCAATATATCTTGCCCTTATCTAGTGGCTTTCTCAAAAACTTATAATCTCTTGCGCCGTGTATTAAACGGTGACTTATGGGGCGGTCTAGTGGTTTTGGTGACTGTTTGCGGTGTCTTACAGTGGGTTCGAAAATAAACGGTATTGATTGACCTTGAAAGTGACATCGTTTCGCAAGTACTAATAAACCATGCATCATTTACCCTTTTTCCCAAGTACTTTATGCATCTTAAGAAGTGGCCGACCCTAGGGGGTCTGTATGCCGATATATTGCAATAATAGAGTGATAAAAATATTCATAATGTCAAATAGCGCTTTACTTCAATTTCTCGATTTAATGGCCATGAGCTTTAATTTTCTAACCCTTACCCCAGAACCGTTAAGCATTGCCATTGCAACCGCAAAAGGGTTTCTGAGTGTTGGCCAACCAATCTTAAAATTAGGTTGTAAATATTCACCTTTTCAAATAGCGACCGTCAAAAACTCAACGGCGCTTTTTCTATGCAATAACCATGCCAAACATGGTAAACTATAAAAAAAGCTAATGAATTATAAATAGTTCAAACAATGTTTGAATACAACCCCCTAACAGAAAGTTTTTAAAAATGAGGGCAAAAGACAAAGACACTAAGTTGACCCAACAACAGACAAAGTTTTGTAATCTTTACGTTTACGGCGGAAAGAATGAGGACAATGAAGATTGCCTAGGCAATGCTAGTGCCAGTTATAAGGGCGCTTACAATACCGGAAAGATGAAAGCGCAAACAATACATAATGAAAGTAGCAAGCTTTTAAATAACCATTATGTAACCGCTATGATATCGGCGCTAAGTGATGAAAAGAGCGCACATAATAAGACGCGTGGCCTTGCCGAGGGTGAGCGCTTGAAAAATGAATTGTGGAAACTAGCCGACGATAACACCGAAAGAACTAGCGACAGAATAAAAGCAATGGAATTATTAGGGCGCTCCATAGGCCTATTTAAAGACCATAGCATAAGCGAAAGCATAATTAGCATAGATCAAGCGCAAGATGACTTAAACAAGGCCTTAGCGGATGCCCTAGCGGATGAAAGTATAATAGAGTTATTCCCTAGGGATAAATAAGGGGGTGTAGCTTGTAGCTTATCCGCGCCCACGCGCCCACCCCCGCGCCCCCCCGCTCGCGCACGCGCACACACACGCGTCATACATTGTATTACACACCAATAATTACCAAAAAAGTAGGATTTTGACCTTTACTTGTGGTTTTTGACCCTGTATACACAACATATTGGGGTAGGAATCCTAGTATGAAAAAATTTTCTACAAAAAAATGAACGACTTAGTAATAGAACTTACCAAAATGGAGCAGGAAATTTGCGTATTGGTCGGTAAATCTAGGTATTTTAACAATCGCAAGAACAATATTAAGATAAATATCATAGAGGGCAATGATTTTTCCTATAAAACCGACATTGAGGGCGTTATGGCAGAGCTTGCGTTCTGTAAACACCATAAAATATACCCGGATGAGGTCTTTCGCATAGGAGTTACATCAAAAAGAAGCGGAGGAGACATCGGTGATGCTATAATAGGTAATAAATGCATTGATGTTAAGTCTACGAAGTCCGAGAACGGCATGTTATTTAGTATGGTAAAGAACCCTAACGTGGATGTTTATGCTCTCATGGTAGGCTCTGGTGGCATTTACAGGTATGCTGGGTGCATGAGCAACGATGAGTTGTGTGTTGATGACAGATGGGGATATCATAAAGTGTTTAGAAAGCCGTGTTATGCGGCTAAACAACATGAATTAAAAAGTTTCAAGGAGATAGCATGAGCGAGTATAAAAAATATCATTCAAGCGATAAAATGAAGAAAGAAAGAGCGCTAAGAAATAAAAACAGGCGGGCTGCAACGAGAACAGGCCGTGTTAAAAAGGGTGACGGCAAGCACATTGACCACAAAGATGGCAATCCTAAGAACAACTCTAAAAAGAATTTGCGTGTCATAAAAGCAAAAAGAAATAGAGTTAAACAATAAACTGTTTGACATTATAAAATAACCATAGTAAATCTTAATAATCGTTTAGCGGCGATACTGGAGAAAAGGTCGCTTCGCTTCCTTACTCCCCTTGGCGGAGCGACCTATGACAAAACTAATTTGGGAAGATGATAACGGGGAGATTCAAATAGATGAAAAGAAAATGCACATGTGGTTTTATCAGGCTATAGAGAACCTTAGGGTACTGCAAGTAGAGAAAGATGAAGCAGCATGGCTTTTGTTTTTAATGGGCGCTGAGACGGCTGTGAGGGGTAATGCGAAGAAAGAAAGGATTAACTAATGACAAAAAGCTACAGTTGGTGGAACACAAGAGGATTGCAAGATACAGATGCAAAGAGTGCGGATCTGAAAAATGGGTCTGCTTCTCACCTAACGCAGGAAGAGAATGGTATTGTTGGGGACACAGGCCAGACGCAACACCAGAGCAAAGACAGCGAGAAGAAGAAAGAAGGAGTGGTGCAGTCAGGAGAAGTGAAGTTAAAGTTAAAAAAGGACTTGGAAAATTCTTCTGATATGGTCAATCATCCACCGCACTACACTAAATCAAATATAGAATGTATTGATGTAATTAAGGAAGCTCTTGGAGATGGGTATGAAAATTATTTACAAGGCGTTATATTAAAATACATTTGGCGCTACAATTATAAAGGAGAACCTGTAGAAGATCTTAAAAAGGCGCAGTGGTATTTAGAAGAACTTATAGAAATAAAACAAAATAAATAACCCCTGAGCCATAGAACACTGGTATATTTAAGATAGGGGATGACCTATAAGGTGTTTTATGAATGATAAATCCAAAAGAGTTACTAGCTAGGTTAGACGAATTACCCGAAAAGCACAGGGCGGCATTAACAACAGCCCTCAATAATTGGCATCAAGCAAAACAACTTGAACAATCTAAAAGCGATTTCTTAGGCTTTGCAAAACATGTATGGCCAGCTTTTATAGAAGGCCCACATCACAGGATAATGGGCGAGAAGTTTGAACGTGTGGCTAATGGCGATTTGAAACGGGTAATAATTAACATAGCGCCCCGTCATGGCAAATCAGAGTTGACTTCGTGGCTACTGCCAGCATGGATGTTGGGCAGAGATCCTGCAAGAAAGATAATTGCAGCTACACATACAGCGGAGTTTTCTGTTAGATTTGGTAGAAAAGTAAGAAACTTAATAGCATCAAGCGAATACAAGAAAATATTTCCTAATGTTTCGCTAAAAGCAGATTCAAAAGCTGCTGGTCGATGGGATGTTTCTGGTGGCGGGGAATATTTTGCTGTTGGTGTCGGTGGTGCAATGACAGGTCGTGGTGCAGACTTGTTGATAATAGACGATCCACATTCAGAGTCAGCGGGTATTAACCCGTCAATAGATTACTTTGATGGGGTGTATGAGTGGTATTCATCAGGCCCACGTCAGAGATTACAGCCGGGTGGTTCGATAATCATTGTCATGACTCGGTGGCACGAGTCTGATTTGACAGGCCAAATACTAACGTCAGCAAACGAAAGAAGAGGTTCTGACAAGTGGGAAGTTATAGAACTGCCTGCCCTTTATGAGAATGGAGATCCTTTGTGGCCTGATTTTTGGTCAAAAGAGGAGTTACAGGCACTTAAAGCTGAACTGCCAATTGGAAAATGGTTGGCTCAATACCAACAAACGCCCACTGCGGAAGAAGGCGCTTTAATAAAAAGAGAGTATTGGAAGCCTTGGGACAAGATTAATCCACCTGAGTGTTCTTATATTATACAGTCAGTAGATACTGCGCATACTAAAAATGCAAGATCTGACTACTCCGCTATCACAACTTGGGGTGTTTTTAACCATCCAAATGAAAGAGGAAAAACAGTCCCTAATATAATATTGTTGGACTCTATTAATGAAAAGTTAGAATTTCCAGAACTAAAAAGGAGATCTTATGATTTATTCCGTTCTTACGAACCTGATAGCTTTTTGGTCGAAGCTAAAGCTGCTGGTTTACCGCTTATTCAAGAGTTTCGATCTATTGGTATACCAGTTACTGATTATACCCCAAGCCGTGGTCAGGACAAGTTATCTCGTGTTAATGCAGTTTCTGACATTTTTGCATCTGGTCTGGTCTGGCATCCGAAAACTCGTTGGGCGGAAGAAGTAATAGAACAGTGCGCTGGCTTCCCAAACGCCGCGCACGACGATCTTGTTGACTGTACAACACTAGCACTACTAAGATTTAGACAAGGTGGATTTTTATCTTTGCCTCATGATTATGAGGAAGAAGAAACATACGAAAGTTACAAGCCAAAAGAATATTATTAAAGGAAAGCTATGGCAGAACCAACTAATTTAAAAAAATCAGAAGCAACTGATCAAGATTTAAAAATAGGAATACTAAACCCAGAAGCAGTGACTATTGAAGATGATGATGGTTCTGTAACGATTGATTTTGATCCTAACAATCAGGATGCGCAAGCATCATTCAATGACAATCTTGCTGAATACATGGAAGATGATGAGCTAAATAATTTAGGCTCTGAAATAATATCCATGTATGAAGAAGATAGAAACTCAAGGTCAGATTGGGAAGATGCTTATATAAACGGTTTGGATTTGCTTGGCGTTAAGAATGAAGAGAGAAGTGTTCCTTTTGATGGCGCTACTGGTGTAACACATCCAATATTAAATGAGGCAACAATAAGATTTGTTTCTCAAGCAATGATGGAATTATTTCCGTCCTCAGGCCCTGTTAAAGCATCTATAATAGGAAAAAGCAGCCCCGAGAGATTGGCTCAGGCGCAACGAGTTCAAGATTACATGAACTATTTATTAACCGAAGAAATAGAACAATACAGGCCAGACACGGAACAATTGTTATTTCAACTTGCTTTGTCTGGTTCAGCGTTTAGAAAAGTTTATTACGACCCAACACATGACAGGCCAGAGAGTTTATTTGTTCCTGCTGAAGATTTTGTTGTAAGTTATGAAACTACAGACTTGAAAAACTCATCAAGATTTACACATGTAATGCGTAAGACTGATAACTTTGTAAGAAGGATGCAGTTAAATGGATTTTATAGAGACGTTGATATTGGAGAACCATTAGGAGATTCTGGTGAAGTACAAACAAAATACTCAGAACTTACAGGAGTTACAGAAGTCACGGAAAGTGACATTCGGATTATCCTCGAAACCCATGTCGAACTCGATCTCAAAGGGTTTGAAGACAGAGACGAGTCAGGAAAAGAAACAGGACTACAACTACCATACATCGTCACAGTCGACGAGTCTTCCGGAAAAGTTTTATCTATTCGGCGTAACTACCTACAGGAAGACCCACTAAAAATTGCACGGCAACACTTTGTTCACTACAAGTTTCAACCCGGACTTGGTTTTTATGGGTTTGGTTTAATACATCTTATTGGTTCTATTGCAAAAAGTTCTACATCAATACTTAGACAGTTGATAGATGCAGGTACTTTAGCAAACCTGCCAGCAGGTTTTAAGGCGCGCGGGTTAAGAATTAAGGGAGACGACAAGCCAATAGAGCCGGGTGAATTTAGAGATATAGATTTACCAAGTGGTGCTATTAGGGACAATATATTACCGTTGCCATTTAAAGAACCAAGTTCAACATTGGCTCAATTAATGGGTGTTCTTGTTGATGAAGGTCGCAGAATAGCTTCAATTGCAGACATGAATATCGGTGAGGGCAACCAAGAAGCGCCAGTCGGTACAACCTTAGCGCTTATTGAACGGTCAATGAAAGTTATGTCGGCAGTTCATGCAAGGTTACATGCCTCTTTTAGAATAGAATTTAAACTATTATCAAATATAATTAAGACAACTTTGCCACAATATCCGTATGAAGTGGACGGTGACTCTTTAATAGCCAGTGAAGATTTTGATGATAGAGTCGATATTATTCCAGTATCAGATCCAAATGCTACGTCTTTTGCACAAAGAATGATGCAACATCAAGCAGCTTTGCAAACTGCATCTCAAGCTCCGCAACTTTACGATATGAAAGAGTTACACAGAAGGTTTTTAAAGACATCAGGTTTGGAAGATGTAGATTCAATTATACCTGATACGTCTAATATACCACCCTATGATCCTGTATCAGAAAATGCAAGAATGATGTCAGGTGGGCCAGTTAAGGTGTTCCCATACCAAGATCATGATGCCCATTTGTCAGCACACAGTTCTCTGCTTCAAGATCCTAGCATGGCGCAAAACCCAATGGGTAAACAAATAGGAGCAGCTATAAGCGCTCACATATCAGAACACATGGCGCATAAATATAGGAATGAAGCAGAGAAACTTATGGGTACACAAATACCGCCTCTTGATATTAAAGACGGTAAAGGCTTGTCGGAAGAGCAGGAACAAGCTATTGCGGCACAAGCTGCACAAGCTGCTGCACAAATTACTGGCAAAGCGCAACAACAAGCTGTGCTTGAACAACAGTTACAGGCCGCTCAAGATCCAGTAGTTCAACAGCAACAGGCCGAGTTACAAGTTAAACAGGCCAAAATTAAACAGGAAGACGATGATTCTAAGAGAGATGCTCAGGTAGAAATGGAAAAAGCTAAAATGAGATCTGACTTAGAAAGCAAAAGACTTAAAATGCAAAAGGATATCGCTGACGATAAAATAAAGGCTCAATTGTTAAAAAATAAAAGACAATAAAAATCAAGGCATTGAGCTATAAATGTGTGTTATAAGTATAATAGAGGTACATAAATGTCTTCACCAGAAATAATTAACTTTGCAAACGAGTTGAGAGATCAACTTCGCAGATACATGAATGACATAACAGATAGCCTCGCAACTGGTAGCGCAAAGACCTTTGAGCAATATCAAAGACAGGTTGGTCAAATAGAGGGATTAGCTATCGCAGAAAGAGAATTGTTAAATCTTGCAAAACAAGATGAAGACGATGAAGACGGATTCAGTCGCCGCTGATATTTAGACTGCAAAAGGAGAAAAAATGACTTCAGTTTATTCAACTGCGGAGGTTTATGTACCAGAAAACCCTCCAAAACCAAAAGGATATCATTTATTAATAGTGATGCCAAAGGTACAAGAAGCTACTAAAGGTGGCGTTTTATTGCCAACACAGGCAAAAAATAGAGAAGATGTTGCGTCAATAGTAGGAAAAGTTATTGATATGGGTGATGATGCTTATCCAGCAGAAGACCCAAAATTTACCAAAGGGCCTTGGTGTGAAAAAGGCGATTGGGTGCTATTGTCTAAATACTCAGGTCATAGATTTGAGTGTGATAATGTTGAAATGAGATTGGTTAATGATGACAGCGTTTTGGCAGTCGTGTCAGATCCAACTAAGATTTCGAGGGCAACAGCATGAGTGAAAATGAAAAAAACGAATTAGAGATTGAGGTTGAAGAGCAGGAAGAAAGTCAGGAAAATAAGGATATCAAACCTGAAGAACCTGCTGAAGGAGAAAGTTTACAGGCCGAACAAGAGGTTGCAGAAACTCCTAAAAAACCGTCAAAATTTCAAAAAAGAATTGACGATCTTACACACAAGCAAAGAGAGGCTGAACGTCAAAGAGACGAATATTACAGAGTCGCTCAAACTGTGATGGAAGAAAATAATAAATTAAGAGCAGCAGCAAAAGATTTTTCTAGTGTTTCAGCTAAAGAAATGGAAGAAAGAATTAATGCAGAGATTGCTCAAGCTAAAGCGGACTATAGAAAAGCTTATGAAGATGGGGATGCTGACAAGTTAGTAGATGCTCAAGAGAGGATGGTTAAATCAGCCTCACAAACAGCATCTGTTGATAAATACAAAAAAGCAGCAGAGTCTCCACAGTTTAACACACAGCAACAAGCTCCGTTACCACCACCGCCTGATATTAGGGCAGTAGAGTGGGCTAAACAGAATCCTTGGTTTAACAAAGATAATGTTATGACCAATGCCGCATATGCTATACATGATGATTTGGTAAAGACAGGAGTCACACCTGACTCCCCAAATTACTATGAAACCATAGATAGCAGAATGCGCCAAGAGTTTCCTCATAAATTTCAGGACGATATAGAAGAGCCTGTAAGAAAAAAGGAAGCTGCAACCGTCGTCACCCCGGGTGGAAACCAGACTGGTAAAGCTCGGAAAGTGCGCTTAACACCCAGCCAAGTGGCTGTCGCTAAACGATTAGGTGTACCTCTTGAGAATTACGCCAAAGAGTTTATCGCATTAGAGAAGGGCTAAATATGTCTAAAAATGAAACAACAAATCGTACTCCACGCTCTATTGAGAAGCGAGAGCAGGAAAGACGCAATGAAACTTGGTCACCGCCAAACCTCTTACCCGACCCCTATCCAAAAGACGGATGGTCTTTTAAATGGGTTCGCATTTCAACGCAGGGTCAAGATGATCCAACAAATTATAGTAAGAAATTAAGAGAGGGTTGGGAAGCTGTGCCTTTGGAAGACGCTCCAGAAATGGAACATTTGGTGTTAGATCCAAATCCACGTTTTAAAGGTAAAGTCGAAGTCGGTGGTTTGCTTCTATGTAGAATGCCTGAAAACATGGCAAATCAACGTAATGAGCATTACAGAAAACAATCTAGTGAGGCTATGAGAAGCGTTGATAATGCTTTGTTGAGAGAATCTAATCCAAGAATGCCTATAAACAATCCTCAAAGGGATTCAAGGACTTCATTTGGAAAAGGAGGCTCGTAGGTAAAATTTAATTTTTAACCTATATGGAGGATTGGTATGAGTACCACTTCAGCCCCAAGGGGCTTAAAACCAATCGGAATCCTTGGAGGTACAGCTTTTGTTGGTTCAACTAGAGAATATTTAATTAAATCTGGGTACAGCACAGCTATCTTCAATGGTGACGTAGTTGGTTTTGCAGATGTTGCAAACTCTACAGATGATGGACATCTTGTTAGAGAGACAGCAGCAAGTGAAGTAAATCCGATAGGTGTCTTTTTAGGAGTTTCCTATACAGACCCTAATACTTCACAACCAACTTTTAGGCAACATTATCCGGGCAGTATTTCTGCTTCTGATATTAAAGCCGTTGTAGCCGTACATCCGCACACACTTTACGAAGTGCAAGCAGATGGTGCAGTCGCACAAACTAGTTTAGGTATGACAATAGACCTTGTTCAAACCTCTGCTGGAAATACAACAACTGGAAACTCAGGTCTTCAGGCAGACGCTTCTACAGCTTCTGTTGGTGGTGAGTTATTCAAAATCGTGGACTTTGTTAATAGACCGGGTTCTAGCGTAGGTGACGCATTCACAGACTTAGTTGTGATGTTAAGCCCTGCGGAGAATGCGTTCTTAACAGATCCTATAACATAAGGGAGGCTTATAATGGCTATAGCTAGAAGTCAACTCTTAAAGGAACTTTTACCGGGATTAAACAGCTTGTTTGGTCTTGAGTATCAAAGATATCCAGAGGAGTGGAGAGACTGTTATGAGATTGAAAACTCCGAAAGGTCTTTCGAGGAAGAGACAAAGCTTAGTGGCTTTGGATCTGCTCCTATTAAGGATGAAGGTGCTGCAATTGCATTTGACGATGCACAAGAAGTACACACAAGTAGATACACACATGAGACTATCGCATTAGGTTTCTCTATCACAGAGGAAGCTGTTGAAGATAATCTTTATGATTCATTGTCTGCTCGTTATACGAAGGCACTTGCAAGAAGTTTCCAAAACACAAAAGAAGTTAAGGGAGCTGCTCTGTTTAACGAAGGTTTTACAGGTCAAACAGGGGGAGATGGTGTATCACTTTTCAACACTGCTCACCCATTAGTCAACGGTGGTACAAATGCCAACAGGCCAACAACTGCTGTTGATTTAAATGAAACTTCTCTTGAAGCCGCTGTAATCCAGATTGGCAAGTATACAGACGAAAGAGGTCTAAAGATCGCTGCTCGTCCAACAGGCTTGTTAGTTCCACAGGATCTACAGTTCGTAGCTGAGAGATTGTTAAGAAGTGAAGGTCGTGTCGGTACATCAGACAATGATTTAAACGCTTTAAATTCTAAAAATTCAATTGGTGGTTACACAGTAAATCACTACTTGACAGATACTGATGCGTTTTTCTTAAAGACTGATATTCCAAATGGCTTTAAGCACTTTGTTCGTGTTCCAATGAAAACATCAATGGAAGGCGACTTTGATACTGGTAACGTAAGATACAAGGGTAGAGAAAGATATTCTTTTGGATATTCTGATCCTCTTGCATACTACGGCTCACCGGGAGCATAAGTAATTGGGGGAGAAGAAATTCTCCCCCTTAATTTTCTTTGACAGCGTAAGCTGACAGTAGCCGAGACAGGGAGAATATAATGGCTAATACAACTTTTTCAGGCCCAGTTCGATCAGAAGGTGGGTTTAATGTTATTAATAAAAATGGCACTACTGGTGCTATTACACAAACTGGTTTTTCAGTTAATTCAACTGGACAGTTAGTTTCTATGGGTACACGAAAGATTCAATCTTTTGCTGGCACTTTGGCATCAACAGATGCTGCTTCAACTGCTTATGCAGATGGTGATTGTCTTGTTGAACTAGGAACATTAAATGTAGATGCTCCTGACGATTTAGTCACACCAAGTAAAATTTTTATACACAGAGCTTTAATTGGTATTACAACTGCTGCTGGTCAAACACTTGCTGGAAACTTAGCATTAAGTTCTACTAGTGGTACTGCAACAAATGCAGCCGTTTCTGGTACAGAAATAGTAGGTGCTGGTGTAACATCATTTAATGAACAATTGAGTGCTACACAATCTATTTCCGAAATTGACATTAATTTTAATGATACTGCTGGTAATTATCATATTTTTGTACCTAATATTACTGCTGCTGTAGCAAATGTTCATCTATATGCTAGAGCAACAACAACAGTAAATGCTGATGTGACTGCTGGAAGGTTTACAGTTGAATTAGAATATTCTGTTTATTAATAGGAGAAACTAATGGCTGATGCAGTAGCAAGTCAAACTATCGTAGATGATAATAGACGAGCAGTAATCAAACTAACTAACATAAGTGACGGTACAGGTGAAAGTGCTGTCACTAAAGTTGATGTTAGTGGTTTAGCAACAAACGAAGGTCGTACCTGTACAGGTGTCACTATAGAAAAAATATGGTGGCAGTGTGTTGGTATGAAAGTAAATATTTTGTTTGATGCTTCAACTGATGTTCTTGCCATACAGTTAGGCGAAAATCAATCTGGTGATCATGACTATAGTGGATTTGGTGGTATACCAAACAATGCAGGTAGTGGTGTGACAGGTGATATTAAGTTTACAACTGTAGGTCATTCAAGTGGTGACACTTATACGATAATACTTAGTTTGATTAAAGAATACTAATATTGAAGTTGGTGCAAAAGATGTCCAACGAACAAAGACTAGAAGTGGCTTTAGCAAGATTAGAAGAAAGAGTTGAGGCCCTTCAGGAAGACATGAAGGAAATGAGATCCGATATGTCTGAATTGAGAGCTACAGCAAACCGTTGGAAAGGTGCATTTTGGGTTATGATGGGTCTTGGCGGTGCTGTGGGTGTAATAGTTAATATAGCAACAGGGTGGCTAAAATGATGAAAAAAAAGAAGGGCTATCGTAACGGTGGCAAAATGAGAACTAAAGGAATGAAACTTGGCGGAAAACCAAGGTCTAAGGGAATGAAAATTGGAGGAAAACCAAGGTCTAAGGGGATGAAACTTGGTGGTAAAACCAAAAGAATGATGAATGGTGGAAGAGGCATGAGGTCAAAAATGATGACCAAAGGCGGAGCAAAGCCAAAAATGTCATTAGCACAAGTAAGATCAGCCGCTAACAAAATGGGGTATAAGCTTACTAAAAAAACCTAGTGGCTTATCTTTACAGTAATATCCCACATTTTAAATGTTGGGTAAGAAGAGAGTACACTTGTAATCATCTAAGATATCACGGTGACTTTCTTCATGCTATGGCGGTTGGTGTAACAACTATGCCTAATAGATGTTTGAGCTTTCAAGTTTTGTTCACAGGTTGTGAATCTGATGATACAAAAGATCCAAATGTTCACGGCGGTGCTATGTGGGCTAGGATGCCTGTAACAGGTTTAATGGCCGATATACCAGTAGACGAATGGCCAGTTCCAATGGATGTGCATGACGCTCAACCTTGGGACTGTTCATCACATCATAATTCAGTTTATGTAATTGACAGGGCAACACCATGCCCTTGGTTAGCCAAGATAGATGGTGAGTTTTTTCCTGCTAAATATTTGTTTACAGTAGATTACACTGAAAGCGAGATAGCAGATGACCCTGCTCAACATAAACAGAGTCATGTTATGTACTTGTTAGATGCAGGAGAATGGACAGGCAACATTGTAGCTTTACCTAACAATAGAGTAAGAGTTACACATCCAGCATGGTTTGAGACAGGACAGGGCGCTCCTGACTTTTTGCCGTCACAGCATATTCATTACTCTAAGTCTGATTTAGACTATACATTAGATACTAATAGAATTTTTGACAACTTATATAGCGAGGATTAAATGGCTAAAAAAATACCGGAAGGGCCTAAGGGTGCAGGATTAAGAGCTTTGAAAGCCAAAGCTCCTGAAGTAACTAGTAAAATGGGCTTTGCTAAAGATGGTGGCCTTATGTCTGGTATACAAAAAATTAAGGGTATGAAAGACGGTGGCAGAACAATAAAGGCTAGAGGCAAAGGTGCTGCTACAAAAGGTTTTAATTTTGTTGTTTAGGGAGTAACAAATGCTTTTTGGAGGAATTGGTGGACTAAGAGGTGGTAATTTACAGCCCTTAATGATGGGTATTAGAAACTACTTACTTCAAAAAGAAAATCCACAAATTGATAATTTTTTAGAAAATTTAACACAACAGATAGAAAATTTTCCTAATCAAGACAGTGGCGCGATGAAAGAACCCCTGATGCAAGATCAACCCCAGATATTACCTTTTTATGGCCCTGCTGACCAAAGGTTTATGCAAAAGATGTACGAGCCTAGAAACGAGTTTAATCAAAGTCAAACACAAGGCCCAAGAGCAGAACTACAGAATCTCCAAATGGACTTAGGAATAAATCCATCGGTAGAAAAGGGATTAGATTTTTTGTATGGTAAATGATTTGGGTTTTATATATTTTTTTAATGGGAACGGAGGTAGAAGAAAATGTCTTTTTCACTAGCCTTGATACTTGCCTCGAATACGCAACCAAAATTAGAGAGCAAGATATACATCAAAGACAAGCAGGAGATAGGGTTTATATTAAAACTTTTTGCATACCTCAAGAGGAGAAATAGTGGCAATATCGAGATCTAACATTACAAAACAAGTTACATACGGCAACAGAAAGAAAAAAAAGAAAAAGAAGTAAATCATGAGGGGGAGTTTTGTTAGATCCGATTACATTGTCGGCTGCCGTTTCGGGGGCAACAGCAGCATATAACGGCATTAAAAAAGCCATATCCCTCGGCAAAGAAATTGAAGACTTAAGTGGTGAATTGTCTAGGTGGATGTCAGCGGTCAGTGACGTTGATAATATTCATAAAAACGCCAACAATCCATCAACCATTGATAAACTGTTTAATGGCTCTATTGAGCAAGTTGCAATGGAAAGTTTTTCAAGCAAGAAAAAACTTGCTAAACAAAGAGAAGAGTTAAAGAACTTTTTAATAGGTCACTACGGTTTAAAAGCGTGGGACGACCTTATTGCGGAAGAAGGGCGTATTAGAAAGGCTAGAAGGCAAGCCGTGTATGAACGTGAAGAGCGCAATAGAATGATTAGAGACTACACCATTATTGGTATTGCATCACTAATAGGATGCAGTGCAGTGGTTTGCGTGGCATGGATCATAAGCGGTTCTTTGTAAAAATTTTTACTCTTATTTGTTTTGCTATTTGTTTTGCAATCATAGTGCAAGCAGAAACAAAAAAGATGACAACTTGCAGATTAGCAAGTCAATTGCTTCAAGGCAATACAAGAGTATGTGTGTTTGTGGGTGCTAATCACACACAGTATCAAGAGTACGTTCCTTATGATGCTGGTGAGTGTCCTAAAGAGTATCAATGTCCCTACAGACCAAATGAAAAACCATTTATTTTAAAGAACGTAATTAAAAGCATTAAGGATCAATTTAGGTAATGATTAAAAAAATCAGGAATATGTTCAAGCAAACTTTTAAGCTTCTTGATTTTTCTGATTTATACAAAAGGTTTTAAAATGGCAACATCAGGCACAAGTACATTTAATTTAGATATCGACGAAATAATTGAAGAGGCTTCAGAACGTGCCGGATTGGGTAGAGCTTATAGTGGAAATGATTATAAAACTGCTAGAAGATCTTTAAATCTTTTATCACAAGAGTTTTCAAATAGAGGAATTAATCTTTGGACTGTTGAAGACACAACATTAACAACTAGTGACGGAACAGCTACCTATACTTTAGCAACCGATACTGTGTCTGTATTAGATCACTCAGTTAGAGAGGGAACAGGCACTAGTCAATCAGATATAACTCTTACAAGAATGAGTGTTGGAGAATATGCATCAATTACTTCTAAGAACACTAAAGGTAAACCTACTAGAATATATATAGAAAGATTGAGAGATGCGCCTCAAATTACTCTTTGGCCTATTCCAAATAAAGTTTACACGATTGTTTATTACAGAGTTAAGAGAATAGAAGACACTGTTAACGGTTCTATCACTCAGTATGATGCTCCAACAAGATTTTTGCCTGCCATAGTCGCAGGACTTTCATACCACCTTGCTTTAAAAAATCCTGAAACAGTGCAAAGAGTTCCGATGTTAAAACAAATGTATGAAGAGGAGTGGCAACTTGCAGCCACTGAAGACAGGGATAGATCAAGTTTTGTTATTACACCATCAACTAGGTATAGGTATTAAATGGCAAACGGTAAATATGCATTAGGTATTTGTGACAGGTCTGGACAAATATATAAATTAAGAGATTTAGTTTTTGAAATAACAAACGGCAGAAGAAACGGTCTTCGTGTTGGTAGAGATATGGTCGATCCAGATCACCCACAAAATCATGTTGGTAGAATTAGACCGCATGATGAACAGTCAATACCTGATGCAAGACCAGATGTGGCTGAAACAGCCACTACTAACACAAGTTTTGATGATAGATTTCCCCACACCGCAGGTACTAGATCATGAGTACCTTTTCCCAACTACAAACAGATATTAAAAATTATATGGAAGATGACGGAACAGAGTTTTCCACATCCTTAACTCAATTTATATCTAATACAGAGCTAAAGCTTTCTAGGGATTTATCAACACCAGAATTTAAAAGAAAAGTAACTTCAGCTTTTACAGCTAACGATCCATTTTTAACAATGCCAACTGATCTTGTAACTTTAGAACATCTGCAAGTAATTGATTCAAATGTAAGAACGATGTTACAATTAAAATCGGATGAGTATATAACAGAGTTTTGGCCTAATAGAACTTCAACTGGCGTGCCTAGATATTATACTTATTTTGATACATCAACAATATATGTTGCTCCAACACCATCATCAAATCTTTCTCTTGAATTGTCTTATAAGAGAAGACTACCCGCATTATCAAGCTCAAACACAAGTAACTTTCTTACAACTGATGCCTATGATGCGTTACTTTACGGATGCCTTATTGAAGCGTCATTATTTAATAGGAACGATAAACTAGTACAATATTACACTGAGCTATACAAAAAAGCGGTTGCAGATGTAAATAGAGAACAAAATCAAAAGTTATCTATGGATAACTTTTACATGAAAACGGAGGGCTAAATGGCTACATCAAACGCAGCAACCAATTACCTAGAAAGAAGGTTGCTCCATTACATATTTAAAAATAACTCGTTGAGTTTCGCAAGTCCCGGTGACAGTATATATGTTGGACTAGCAACAGCAGTATCTGACGCTGAAACAGGCTCTTTAACAGAAGCAAGTTTTGGTGGGTACGCTAGACAGCAAGTACCAGCAGCTAGTTGGACAACAATAGGTGCTGATTCAACAGATACACAGACAGCAAAGAATACTTCAGCGATTGATTTTCCAGCTAAAACAGACAGTGGAACACAAACAGTAACTCATGTGTTTATTGCAGATGCAAGTTCAAGTGGTAACATATTATTCGTAGGTGCTTTAGATGCGAGTAAGACATTAGCAGAGGGCGACATATTTAGAATAAACGCAACAAACTTGAGTATTGAGTTGAAGTAATGGCTTTAGTAATAAAAGACAGAGTTAAAGAAACCACAACCACAACAGGCACTGGAACATATACGTTAGCTGGTGCAGTAAGTGGTTTTGAAACTTTTACTGCTAACCTTAGTAATTCTGATACAACGTATTATGTTTGCACAGACAATACTGATTTTGAAGTTGGTTTAGGCACTTTTACATCATCAGGCACAACATTATCTAGAGATACGATACTAGCAAGTTCTAACTCAAATAATGAAGTTAACTGGTCATCTGGTACAAGAAGTATCTTTATGACATACCCTGCTGATAAAGCAGTGTTTAAGGATGCAAGTAATAATATAAACGGCACATTTGTAGGTAATATCACTGGTAATGTTACAGGAAATACAAGTGGTACTTCAGGCTCAACAACAGGAAACGCTGCGACAGCCACTGCTTTGGAAACAGCTAGAACAATAGGTGGTGTGTCTTTTGATGGTACAGGAAATATTAATTTACCGGGTGTCAATACATCAGGCAATCAAGACACTTCTGGCAACGCTGCGACAGCCACTGCTTTAGAAACAGGCAGAACAATAAACGGCACAAGTTTTGATGGAACAGGAAATATAACTGTAACTGCTGCGGCAGGAACACTAACTGGTAATACACTTAACTCAGGAGTGACAGCATCTAGTTTAACTAGCGTTGGAACTTTATCAAGTGTTACAACATCTGGTGATGTAACTGTAGGTGATGATCTTACAGTCAATGGTGGTGTTATTGATTTTAAATCAAACAGTGGATCACCAGCATCTCTTAAATTGTATTGTGAGGTATCAAATGCACATTTTCAAACACTACAACCACAGCCACACGCAGCAAGTGCTAGTAACACTTTAAGACTTCCAAACAGTGG